CACTGGAAGCCGAACGTGCCAGAGACTCAGGCTCTGCCCACTACAAAGGGATGAAGATTGAACCTTGGGATGTAGTCGATGAATGGACGCTAGAACAACAGGTGGGCTACCACCGAGGCAACATCCTGAAGTACACCATGCGTATGGGCAGTAAAGACGAGCGGCTCAAAGAAGCCAAGAAGATCCTGCACTACGCTCAGAAACTTGTCGAGGTATTGGAGAAAGAAGATGGCACAAACCCCGGAAAGCAAGGTTAAAGCCCAAGTAAAGAAAGCACTGGAGAGCTACGGTGCGTATTACTTTATGCCGATTGGAGGTCCTTATGCTCGTGCTGGGATCCCCGACATAGTAGGTAGCTACAGAGGGAAGTTCTTTGCCATCGAGTGCAAGGCGGGTAAGGGAAAGCCCACAGCACTACAACTGCGGGAGATGATCGCGATCAATGACTCCGGTGCCCGTGCGATTGTAGTGAATGAAAACAACATAGATGATGTAGCTAAGCTGCTGGAGAGTTTGTAATGGATTTAATTACGTTTGATGCGGAAACCTACTACGACAAGGAGTACTCATTACGCAAGTTGACGACGGAAGAATACATACGGGATCCTCGTTTTGAGTTGATTGGTTTCTCTATCAAAGTTAATGACGACAAACCTCGGTGGTTCACCGGTGACATGGAGCACTACAAGCGCATACTAGGGTCGATTGACTGGGACAACACAGCATTCTTGGCGCACAACACAATGTTCGATGCGGGGATACTGTCGTTTGTGTTTGGTATTCACCCTGCCAAGTTGCTAGATACCATGTGCATTGCCCGTGCCGCATTGGGTGTAGATGTGAGCGTGTCATTGGCGAACTTGGCTAAACACTATGAGGTGGGAGAGAAGGGTACAGAGGTGCTTGACGCATTGGGTAAACGTAAAGCTGACTTCGCGCCAGAAGATCTCAAACAGTACGGCAGGTATTGTAAAAACGACGTGGCACTAACTCATGCCATATTCACGGAGCAGATGCGCCAAGGGTTTCCCAAGAAGGAGTTGTCCCTCATTGACATGACGCTTCGCATGTTCACCCAACCACAATTGAAGTTAGACGAGGCACTGCTACGCCAGCACCTGCAAGAAGTACAGGACATTAAGACAGAACACTTATTCAAGACACTGAATGCGATTGGAGAACATGCGACCGCCGCCAAGATCGCTATGGGTAACCCTGATGCGTTTGACCATGCACAGAAGATCCTACGATCTAACGACAAGTTTGCCGAGTTACTGCAAGCAATCCATGTTGATCCACCGACTAAGGTTAGCCCCACTACAAATAAAGTGACATGGGCGTTCGCCAAAACTGATGATGGGTTCCGTGCATTGCAAGAGCATGATGACCCCCGAGTACAGACATTGGCTGCGGCTAGGCTTGGAGTGAAGACAACACTTGAGGAGTCACGCACCGAACGGTTTATCGCAATGAGTAGTCGTGGGGCGTTCCCTATCCCGCTTAAGTATGCAGGAGCCCGCACAGCACGTTGGTCGGGGATGGACTTCGTTAATCTTCAGAACCTGCCGAGTCGTGGTGACACCACACTGAAACGTGCAATCCATGCGCCGGATGGATATGTCATTGTGGGTGCGGACTTATCGAACATCGAGTTGCGTGTCGGGCTATGGTTTGCGGGGCAGATGGATAAGCTGGAGCAATTGGGTAGCGGCACAGACTTGTACAAAGATTTCGCATCTAAGGTATTCGATGTCGGCTACGACGATGTAACTAAGGAGCAACGCTTTATCGGTAAGACTTCACAGTTGTCACTTATTTATGGGGTGGGTGCGGCTAAGCTCAGACAGGCAATCAAGGTCGGCTCAGGTACGGATATCGGTGAAGCGGAATCCCAACGTATTGTGGATCTATATCGCACACAATATCACTTCGTTAAGAGTATCTGGGATGACGGCGAGGATGCGCTAAAGAATGTTCTACACAACAAGACTCGCACATATGGCAAGGATGGGCTTATCACGGTTCAAGGTAGGGAAGGATGCCTCATGCCTTCGGGGTTGTATATGCGCTACCCCGACCTGAAGCAGATCACAGAAGAGCGTCGCAAGAAATGGGTGTACAAAACACGCAAAGGGTTAGAATACATCTATGGGGCGAAGTTCTTTCAGGGGCTTGTGCAAGGGCTGGCACGTTGCGTGATGGGTGAGCAGATGATAAAAATCGGCAAAAAGTACCCAGTGCTGTTGACCGTGCACGATGCGGTGTATATCCTTGCCAAGGAAGGCGAAGCCGAAAACGCTTCTGAGTTCCTGCTAGCCACCATGCGCACCGCCCCTAAATGGTTGCCCGGTATCCCACTCGATGCGGAAGCTGGGTTCGGTAAAACTTTAGCTGACTGTTAACTATGACTGACTACAAAACTGATTATTCTCCACACTACATCGAGACTGACCACCACCTGCATCATATGCACCGTGCGTTTCTTAAAGGTGATTTGGACGAAACTGTAGCACAAGCTGAGAAAGCCTTGGTAGAATTAAGACTTGCACTTATCGCAGTTAAATACCTACGGGATCAGAAGCAATTGAGGGAGTGAGATGGCTAAGTTGGCGTGGTCGTATTCAGCATTAAAGACGTTTCAGTCGTGCCCGAAAAAGTACTACCACTTGAAGGTGGTCAAGGACTATAAGGATGAGCAGTCGGAGCAAGCTATCTATGGCACCGAAGCCCATAAAGCCGCTGAGTTGTACATCGCCAACGGTGAAGACATACCCGGTCGGTTCGAGTTTATGCGTAAGCACTTGGACACATTGAATAATCTGGAAGGCACCAAGTACTGCGAGTTTAAGTGCGGATTAACCAAAGACATGGAGCCATGTGACTTCTTCGCTAAGGATGTGTGGCTCCGCGCGGTGATCGATCTGCTGGTTGTCAATGAAGCGAAGTCCACCGCTAGAGTTGTAGATTATAAGTTTGGTAAATCCAAGAACGCTGATATGTCGCAATTGGAACTGATGGCATTGGTGGTGTTCAAGACGTTTCCAAATATCAAAAACGTCAAAGCAGGGTTGCTGTTCTGCCCTGAAGACAAGATGATCCCGGCAGTGTATAAGCGGGATGAAGTATCCGAGCGGTGGATGAATTGGTTACCTGAAGTTGCTCGATTGGAAGGCGCGTATAAGCACGATGTTTGGAACGCTACGCCGTCAGGGTTATGTAAGGCATGGTGTCCCGTCTTAAGTTGTCCGCACAACGGCAGGAGATAATATGTATATCGAAGGCGGTGACCTAGAGGATGTGATCGAGTTGCTTGTGGAGTTTATCGAAGACATCTATGATTACTTGGGGGTTGAATTGCCAGAAGACTTCGACCCTGACGTTGAGCTGTGCAACTTGGTACAAGCAATAAAGGATAAACGAAATGCCGTATAAGAACCCGGTGAAAGACCGCCCCTACAAGCGGGAATACCAGCTCCAGAAAGAGCGTGGTGAACATGAAGGTCGCATGGAGCGACAGAGAGCACGTCGTGAGTATGATGCCAAAGGTATTGACAGAACTGGCAAAGACATCGATCATAAGAAGATGATCAGTAAGGGTGGCAAGAACGCTGATGGTACACGCCTCATGTCACCTAGTAAGAACCGTAGTCGGAACGGCAAGTCGAAAGCTAAGTAGTATCTACAGAGTTAAGGGTTGAGTTACGGTTTAGCCCCGTAAGATGCACACGCGTTGTGTTGAGAATTCGCACCCTGCTTGATGGGAGCAGCCCTTAACTCTGTAGGTGCTTGGTGTTAGCGACCACGCAGGATGTAGTCAAAAAATTACACTTCCGGTTCAAGAACCCGTGCTTTATCGGGGGCCTACTTACCTCAAACTCGTGTTTGGGGCGATACGCTATTGGAGAACGCATGGAAATCGTAGAAAACAAAGCGCTCAAACTTAAGTTGCGCAACCCTAAACGTGTGACCGAGGTCGTGCCAAAGAGCAGGATACTTGGCGTAAATGATGACGGCACAAGCGATGTGCTCGTACACTGGGGAGTAGAGGAAGCACAAGTATTAAAGAACCTGCGTATAAAAAACGTACCGTCACCGATCATCGCCAAGTACAACTGGTCAGGTAACCGTAAGCCGTTCAATCATCAGATGAAGACCGCAGAGTTCCTGACGTTAAACCGCAGGGCGTTTGTATTCAGCGATCCGGGTACGGGCAAAACACTAAGCATGATCTGGGCGGCGGACTATCTGATGAAGCTCAAGATTATCAAGCGGGTGCTGATTATATGCCCAGTGTCCGTTATGAGAGCCGCATGGGTTAATGACTTGTTTCATGGTGCGATGCACAGAAGCGTTGATATTGCCCACGGTACACGACAGCAACGACAGGACGTAATTGCCAGCGGTGCGGAGTTTGTGGTGATTAATTTTGATGGGGTGCAGACGGTACAAAAAGAATTGGTTGCCGCCACGTTTGATCTCGTTATCATCGACGAAGCTAACTACGTTAAGACTGCCACCACGAATCGATGGAAAGCAATCAACGCATTGGTTACGCCTAAGACATGGCTATGGATGGCAACGGGAACACCGGCTTCGCAGTCACCACTGGATGCGTATGGGCTAGCAAAGATGATGAACCCTGCGTCGGCACCGAGAAGCTTCGCCCTGTTCAGGGACTCAGTGATGTCCAAGGTCACCATGTTCAAGTGGGTACCGAAGCGCACAGCGATTGAGACCGTCAACAAGATGTTGCAACCTGCGATACGGTTCACCAAAGACGAGTGCTTGGATCTACCAGACATCATATACACAACTCGTGATGTACCCATGACCAAGCAACAGTGGAAACTCTATGAGCAATTACGAAAGAGCATGGCGGCTCAAACGGCAGGGGAAACAATAAGCGCAGTCAATGCGGCGGTTGGGTTGCAGAAACTCTTGCAGGTCAGTTGTGGTGCGGTGTACTCCGACGATCAAGCAACCGTAGAACTGGACATCACCCCAAGGTTTAACGTGCTACTAGAGACCATCGAAAGCACAGATAACAAGATACTAATCTTCGTGCCCTACACAAACACGCTGGAGTTATTGCAAGAGAAGCTGTTAGGTGCAGGGTACAGTGTGGACGTTATCTATGGGAAAGTATCCGCAACCAAACGTGCGGACATTATTAAACAATTCCAAGAGCAGGACAACCCTCGTATACTACTGATCCAACCCCAAGCGGCGGCACATGGTATTACGCTTCACGCCGCAGACACAATCGTGTGGTGGGGTCCGATCATGAGTTATGAGACATACGTGCAAGCCAATGCCCGTATCCACCGCGCAGGACAGAAGAATAAATGTTTGGTGGTGCGCTTGCAGGGTAGCCCCGCAGAGACCGTTAGGTACAAAGCCCTTGACGCTGCCGAAGAAACCAATGAGTCGTTGTTGGAAATGTTCAAAGAAGTATTGACACTGTAAATAAAGAGCTATACAATGTAGTTGTAGTCGGGAGAGTTACTTAGGAGAATATCATGGATGTCACAGCAGACAAGCTCGTTAGAGCATACATCAAAATGCGGGATCACAGATCCCAACTCAAGTCGCAGTACGAAGAAGCAGACGCTGAAATCAAAGAACAGATGGATATGGTTGAGGCACAACTGCTAGAGATGTGCAAGTCCACAGGCGCAGACAGCCTACGTACCAAATATGGTACAGCATCCAGAGGAGTGCAAACTCGTTACTGGACAGGCGACTGGGAAGCTATGCACAAATTCATCATGGAACATAATGCACCTGATCTGTTAGAGCGTCGCATTGCTCAATCACAGATGAAGGAGTTCCTGAAGACTAACCCCGACGTTATGCCTATAGGCTTGAATGTCGATAACCGCTATACCGTAACAGTACGAAGGAGTAAGTCATGATTACGGAACGACCGATGTCAACTGCCGCAGTTGCCAACGCCCTAGGGATCAGCAGAAGCACGATCCTAAACTTAGCTAGACAGGAGGAGAACCCATTGCCGAGTATCAAGATCGGTGCGCATTATCGTTTCTTTATGAGTGACGTACTTAAGTACTTCAACATCCCAGCAGACAAACTTACTTCAAACACACAGGAGAGCTAAATGAGCGAACTCACATTATTCAACAAAGATAAACTGCCAGCCTATCTCAAGAAAATCGAGATGGATGATTCAAGCAGGAGCTTGTTAGGCGCAGGAGGACCGCCCCGTATTTCCATCAAGGGTAACGTGTTCCGTAAATTCGTCAATGGTCAAGAGGTCATGAAGAATGAAGACCGCGCCATGAACGTCATTATCCTTCGCACAGCCCAAGAAGACTACCGCACGTACTACGGCGGTGTGTACAAAGAGGGTGAGAACAAAGGTCCGAAGTGCTGGTCATCCGATGGGGTTAAGCCAGACAGCGCAGTCAAGAAACCACAAGCAGATACGTGTGCTAACTGTCCACAAAACATTGCCGGATCTGGTCAAGGTGAAAGTAAGGCTTGCCGATTCAGCCGTTGGACTGCCGTAGCACTTGAGAATGACATCGAGGGTGAAGTGCTTCAGTTGGTGCTACCCGCACAGTCAATCTTCGGTAAAGGTGAGAAGGGTAAACTGCCGCTTAAACAGTACGCCAAGTTCTTGGCAGGGCATAACCTACCAATCACCGCAGTGGTTACTGAGATGCGGTTTGACACAGACTCTGCTACACCGAAGCTGACGTTCAAGCCCGTGCGTCCATTGGAGGAAGCCGAGTATGTCAAGTGCCGTGAGTTGGCAGATAGCCCCGAGGCTATGTCCGCAATAACGATGACCTTTAAATCCTATGATGATACGGATAGCGAAATCGAAGTGGATGAGGAGAGTGAAGCGATTGTGAAAGCCGCCGCCGCTAAACACGCCACCAAACCTAAAGTCGAGACCGCACCGGTTGATGACGACGAAGAGCCACCCAAGGTTAAGGGTAAGAAGAACCCCGATGATGTTAAGTCAGTGCTGGATCAGTGGGCAGACGACGACGATGAGGAGTAAGTAGTTTAGTTAGTCTCGTGGCGGCGAAAGCCGCCTCATCGTCTCATCGTTGGAGTTCATCATGCGCGGTTATTCTTATGAATTTATGAAGCACGTCCGCGCTCTAGCCAGCAAACCAGATGCTCCATGTGGGGTTAAGTTAGGGGCAAAGGCAATAGAGCGGGAGTTCAGTATTATTAGTATCGCTAATCATGTGGGGGTATCTCGCATGACTGTTTACGATTGGTTCACTGGAAAATATATACCAACAGAAAGTAACTTGAAAAAGTTAAAGGCATTCATCACCAGTAAACCACGCTAAGCAGGTATGCGTTATGACACTAGAACAATTTTTTCGGTTGGTACTGCCGAGTGAGGGAGTCTACTGCTTCTTCGTGGCAACGCCTGAAGGTAAGGTGGAGCAAGTATTTGTTGACTCCATTGAAGACCTTATGGCTATGCGTGAAGCCGTTGTTGGTGGGGTCAATCAGTACTTTGCGTTAGCGACCTTCAAAGAGCATGGCAAGCGTACACAGGAGAACGTAGATAAACTACGGGCGTTTTGGTTGGATATCGATGCAGGTAAGTCGAACGATGCCAAGAGCTACACAACACAAGAGGAGGCTATTGAAGCAGTTGACGCTTTCCTGCAAGCAACAGAACTGCCAGAACCACTCAGGGTTAATACTGGTAATGGTGTCCATCTATATTGGCCTTTGGATCAGGAACTGCCACCAGAAACATGGCGACCACTGGCTCGTAAGCTGCAAGCACTTGCTACGGCAAACGGCTTAAAGACCGACACATCCTGCACAACCGACCATGCACGGGTAATGCGTTACCCCGGTACGGATAACTATCGGGATCCGGCGAACCCAAAGCCTACTGCTATCTTGACGGACACATACGAAGCACTGAACCTAATGAAGTTCGCCGCTAAGTTAGGCATCGGTGACAAACAAGAATCTGAACAGGAGGATGCTTTACCGTTTGCTGTACCCACACACATCAAGTACGCCGACGATACTGTTACCAAGCAGATCCTAGGTGTCACGATATTTAAAAATATCATTGAGCGTAGCACTCCCTGTGCCCAGTTAGAACATATCGTGGAGAATCGTGCCACGTTGGAGGAGCCGTTATGGAGAGCGGGGCTATCTATTGCTCAGATCTGCGAGGATCGAGAATATGCAATCAAAGCCGTATCAGAAGATTATCCAAACTACAGCTACACTTCCGCAGAAGATAAAGCCAGCAAAACCAATGGTCCTTATACCTGCCAAGCGTTTGAGATGTTGGGTAGCTCACGGTGTGAAGGATGCCCGCATAAAGGCAAGATTAGCACACCAGCGCAGTTAGGTAAGTACGTCGAGCCCGCCACGACCGAGGAAGATCGCACAGTGCCGATTAATCCAGTGGAAGATATCGACGAAGTAGTTGACGCAGTAGACACGCCTGTCCCTACGACAGTTATTCCAGAATACCCAAACCCTTATTTCCGTCCAAAAGGCGGCAAGGGTGTGCATAAAACAATCAAGACTCCGGGTGAGCCAGATACATCCGTAGAGATATGTGAATATGATTTTTATGTAACCCGACGTATGCACGATCCAGACGTGGGGGAAGTTTTGTGGTTCAAGGTACACCTGCCGAGGGATGGTGTGAGAGAGTTTAGTGTCCCGCTAGCGGAAGCCGCCGCAAGAGATAAGTTAAGGGATACTCTGGCGAAGAATGGGTTGTTAGTTACAGACGCCAAGCAGTTGTCAGAGTATGTGTTGTATGTCAAAAAATGGTTGAGGTATCTACAAATGAGTAAATCAGCAGAGAAAGTACGTTCCCAAATGGGTTGGACAGATGATGGTACGTTCGTCGTCGGAACCAAGGAGCTTGTAGCAGGTAAGCCTCCCGGTGAGGATATCATCTATGCACCGCCCGCAGTGCGCAATACCAACATCATCCCCGCACTAAGCGAGAAAGGGGATCTCCATAAGTGGAAGGATGTGATTAATTTCTACGCTAACCCCGGCATGGAAGCTTATGCGTTTGCGCTGTTTCTCAGTTTCGGCGCACCATTGATGCACTTCACGAACTTGCGCGGTGGGATCTACAACCTTGTCAGTGAGCAGTCAGGTATCGGTAAGTCATCCGCGCTATTAGCCGCCAATAGTATCTGGGGGCATCCGGTAGACTTACTTATGCAGAAAGACGATACGTATAACGTGCGTATCCACCGTGCGGGTGTCATGCGTAACTTGCCGCTTACGATTGACGAGATCACCAACATGAAGCCGTTAGAGTTATCGGATCAGGTGTATGCAAGTACAACGGGGCGGGGTAAAAACCGTATGGAAACCCACTCCAACAACGAGCGTGTGAACCAAACATCATGGCAAACCCCCACGCTGACTACCTCGAACAGTAGCATCTCAGACAAACTCTACGCTAACAAAAGCTTTCCAGAAGGGGAGTTGATGCGGGTGATCGAAGTAGAAGTTTTCCGCAACTCGAAGTTTCCGAAGTCGTACACCGATATGCTATTCGCACAGCTTGAGCATAACTACGGTATGGCATGGGTGCCATTGATGCGGTACTACATGAATAACCAAAACGATGTCGTCGCCATGCTCCATGCGACCCAAGCAAAAACTGATTCGGCGGCTAACCTAACTCAGCGGGAGCGTATCTGGTCAATGATGGCGGCTATCGGTATAACGGGCGGTACTATCGCACACAGCCTAGGACTCCATGATATTCCCGTAGAGCATATCGCTAAGTGGGTAGCTACGGTTATGTTCGACTCAGCCAAGAGCATCACGCAGTCACGTAATACTTCAGAGGACAGCATCGCCGCATATATGGCAGAGAACTACAATAATCTGCTGATGATTCGCAACGACCCAGAACCCGGACAGATGGGCGTTATACCGATCCACGAGCCAAGAGGTGAACTGCGTATTCGTTGTGAGCCTGATACCCGTCGAATCTTTATCGCTAGCAGTCCGTTCAAGAAGTGGTGCGCGACTAATCAGGTTGGCTACAACTCGTTACTTAAATCACTGAAGGATAGTGGTATCCGCATAGAGCTAGTCAAAAAGCGTATGGCTAAAGGCACCCCAATCGCCATGCCACCTACATCCACCATCATGATTCAGATTCCAGACAATGTAGCAGGATCGGCGTTTGGATTAGACGAAATGGATTCTATCGATGCCCAAAAACGCGCAGCCAGCGTCGCCGCCTAATATTTGGGAGTGTGCTGTCGAGGGCATCGAATACGTCATAGACTGGGAGAAGTTTCCCATAAACGGCTTTGTGTTTATTCGATGCCTAGAGACAGACACGGTGGTTAAGAGCATACGCAAACATGCACAGAAATATGGGGTGGGTATCCGTGTCCGTGTCGGTGCTAGGGATAATTATTGGGGGGTTGGCGTGTGGCGGGTGCGGTGATATAATTTGTCTTGCTGGCCTTCTCCTCCAGCGCAGAGTCCCAAAACTCTCCTCCCTCGCCCCCGGATACCCTCCGGGGGTTTTATTTTAACTTCTCGAAATCAGCCCGCAGTTTACGCATATCCGCTAGGATGTCCACCTCAAGTTTCTCAAAGCGTGTGAGCTCCGCACGTTTCTCGTCGCTAGACATGGATGAAGCATTCACAACTTTCTTCATATCACGGACATACCGTAAGGCACGGGCTTTCTCATTGACGAAGGGAGCCGCCGCCAGCAGATACTGATTTTTATCCAAGAACTTACCTAGCTTGTCCGGGGCTTCTTTAACCAGCATGTTTTTGCCAGCCACCGCCTCGGCTACTTTTTCTCGGAACTCATAAAAATCATCCTTCGTGCGGGTACCGACAGGTGCCATCAATCCAATACTCAAGAAGGGCAATTGGTTCAGGTTACGTGCCGGACGTGCGGGGTTCATCATACCGTCTAGCATCATGGATGCACTCGACCACATCAAGCCGAAGTAACCACGCATGAAGTTATCAATCAAGATAGGAGAAGTATCTGTTTTCTCCCCTAGCCATTTGCCAAACTCTGAGGTACTGCTGGTGTACTGCAAGGCGTTCGGACGGTTAGCCATCATGGGGGAGACTAACTCACGTTTATTAAATGTAGAGAAGTTAAACAGATTCTCTAGCCCCGGCTTGATTGCAGCGGGAATCGGCGCCATGCCATACACCCCTGCGGCATCGTGCATAAAGTCTAATACCGCATCAACCGCAGGTTTGTTCTCTTTCTTGGTGGAGTCCCGGTAGTACTGCAATGCCCGCTCAGGGATAGACTTAAAGATGAACCCTAGTTCGATAGGAACTGGTATCCTAAATGGTTGATCCATCCCGAAAGCGTCGCTAATAAATTTTGGCAGGATCCATGCGCGGTCGCGCACTTCATCGCTTGCGTCTTCATAACCTTCGTCCTCACCCATCAAGAAAGCATACGCCGTGCTAAACGCCATCATCATAAGTATGCGACTACCAAACATACGCATAGCGGCTTTCTTGTTCAGCCCAGACGAAGCATCCACACCGGTGAACCCACGGTACAGCAAGTCCATACCCTGAGCCCACGAGTTAAAGAACGGCACCACATGAGTCAGAGCCTGCATGGTAGTAGATGTGCCACGACGGTTAAAGTTAATCAGCTCCCGTGCCCGATTGTGCGCCAGTGTGCTGTCGTTTGACTCTTTCATGGTTTGCTCATATACAGCCAAGCGAGCCGCCATATCAGAGGCTTTAGTCACCTGCTCCATTGCATGAAGAAGCGCACCAACAGGGCTACGTTTAACTGCTTTGGCATCCATCTCAATCGTTTCGGCGGGCTTGATGATATTGAAGTCATAATCACCAACAATACCCAGACGCTCTAGTTCTTTGATGGTCTTGCTTTCTTTACCGAGAGCCTTGGATACAAGGATACGTGGCAAGTTAATTAGGGTGCGCCCCGCTGCCGCATAGGGATTCTTAACGCCAGAGTAGAACATCACCCGTTGAGCGTCATCGAACACCTGCTTAACTGCAAACATCGGGGTAGCAGTAACCGTGGTACGCAGTGTTCTGGATGCACCCGAGAACAGCTTCATGAGCGTACCCTGTTCTTTTTCCGGGGCTTGCAAAAATGCCGCCAAGTCATACTCGTTCTGAACTTCAAACAACACGGGCTTACCGTTCTCGTAAACCTTGTCTAGCACCAAAGCGCTGTCCTGAGCCTGCTTTTTGTTAACTAACTTACGCGCCATACCCATTTCTGCCATGACGTTAAGGGTACGCACCACCGCTGAGTTACGCATGGACTGCTCAGTCATCCATGCCATTTTGTTCATGAAACTATCAATGGTATTAACCACGGGGCGGTCAAACGAACCTCGAAGTTCTGGAAGCTGCGATAGCGCCGCAAGCCCTTTACGCCCTATACCAAATGTTATGTTGGTATCATCAGTGATTTTTTTGAGTCGTTCAAACGGTACATAGTTAACCGCTGCTTTCCAAGCATCCGCCTGTTTGTCAGTGAGCCTACCTGCGGTGACCATCGCGTCCACAAGGTTCTCACGCACTGCATTCATGACGTTCTGAATTTCTTTGATCTCTGGGGTTTTCTCATAGATCGCCACCAGCGCATCAATCTCTTCG